TGTTCGATGTGAGTGTTTTTCATATGGCCAAGATAGGGTAAGATGGGACAAAAATCAAGCGGGTGTGTGACAGTTCCCCAACTGGTTTAATTCATGTGAAAAATGCCTCCAAGCCTTTATAGTTGATTTGCATCGCAGTATAATTTCTTGTGTCTTTAATATCTACTACATTTCCTGCTTTCTTTGCATTGACTGGAGCATAGTATTCTCCTTTCTTTCCATTGTAGAATCCCCAAATAGTCCTAACATCATCATTAGTATAAGAATACTTACGGTGATCCCGTAACCAAATAGCAACCACATTCCTTTTGTGGTTTTGTACTTCGTAGGAGTAGCCTTCTGGTGGTTCATGAATAAAATCGGATGGAAGTTCCAACATGTTATTCAATAATCAATGTTACCTTTAATATAACCTTCCACATCAAATTTGTCTTCTTTCTCCCACTCTTCTTTGTACTCAATTACATCGAAAATTTCACCTTCACAGTCTTGAATTTCGGACCAGAGTTCGTCAAACATGATTAAAATAGGAAAAAAGTGAATAAAAGGAAAAAATCAGTTCATATAAAGATAACCACCTGCCCAATCGCAGTTTTCAAACAGAAACTCACGAGACTTTTCCATCAAAAGATTGAATCGGACATGCTTAGCTGGAGACTTGAATGATGCTGGTTTGTAAACTTCACCAGTCTTCTTATCAATGAAAGCATGAACACTGCGGGAAGAACCACCAGTCTCCATGATGAGTTTGTGATACTTACGACCAGTTTCAATGTAGAATTTGTAACCATCATCTTTGCGATTGTTGGCACGCAAGAAGTCTTGCATAAGTGCCTCACAAAGCATCAGACAATAATTCTCGATTTGCTTCTCCATGTCAGCAACATTGTCACGCTCAGCAACAAAATCAGCGAAGGATTGTCCGGTAGCAGTCATGTGTGTTTGTCTCAACATGGCCAATATACATGAAATGAAGGGCAGATCAAGCGATGGTGTGCAGCTCCAAGATCGTCACACAAAAAAGTCATCAATAGTGGAAAACAGTTTCTTACTCCTTCTTGCTTTCTTTTTCTTCGCTGCTAAGATCTCCTTGTTTACTTTCTTGATCTTAGTGTCAACTTCTACATGACCTTTACGGTAGTTTACCTTACACTCTTCTGGTCGAATCTTGTATCGAGTCACATATTTTTCAAAGTGATCTTTACATTGAAACCAACAGACTTTCTTGTCTTTTCCGTCCTTATGTTCAAGTCGGATGTGAAAAGTTTCGTAAGGAAAATCAACCATTCTTCTCCAGTTGTTTGATTGCTGCTTGAGCCCAGATCATTTCTGATTGCAATCTTGCGACTTTATCATCCAAAGTTTTCAACCAATTATGTGTGGATTCTTCACTAAAATGTAGGTCGAATCCATCCTCTTCTTGATAGTCGCTGCCAAGATCTACACACCCAGACATCTCTTCTTCTCGTTCTCTTTCAAGTTCATATCTATCATCGTATGGGTAAAGAGCTGCCTCCAATGCAGCTGCAACTTGCCAGAGTTTAATTTTGAGTCGGCGTAACATAATGATTCCTCAGTTGATTAGATTCCAGTGTAGATCTTCAGTTTTATTCACATAAAATTTACATGTATTTTTGAGATTTTGCAAGTAGAATGTTTGCGAATCTTCACCTAAAACTTTACAAGAATGAAGGGACATGAATAGGGTTTCAAAGTCAACTTTGGCCTCCACACTTTTAGGTGCGACACATACAAATTTGGTCCTCATAATTGTTGCTCCTAAGGTTTCATGATTGTCATAATTGGATTATGAATACGATGTCGAGTTGTCTCGACATAATTCTCATCAATTTCAAATCCAATCCAGTTTCTATTAAGATCTTGTGCAACCTTTGCTGTTGTTCCACTACCCATAAATGGATCAAGAACAGTATCACCAACCTGAGTGGTAAGTTGGATGCAATTCTTGACAACCTGCTCAGGAAATGGCGCTGGGTGTTGTTTCTGTCGCTCAGGATTGATCACCCACACTTCACCCCTAAAAGCAGGATCTATGGCATCACGGAATACTTTTGGTTTCTTTTTACAGAACCAATAGATATGCTCTGTGCATGGCACAAGTACATCATTCCTGATATTCGGTGAGTTGCGTCTATCCCAGATGATAAGCTGATAGAGTTGAGCATCACTTTGACTGGTGAAATCTGTTGGCAGATAACATCGGTTCTTGTATCTTCTTGGTTTGTGATTGAAAAAGATAGAGCCATCAGGTTTAATGATACGATGACATTGATTCAAAAATTCTATCATCCATGCCTGATATTGATCCTCAGGCATATCATCACCATAACTACTGTAATCTATCTGAAACTTACCCCAGATCTGGTTGCCAGGTTTAACTTTACCTAGCAATCCTTTTTTATTGTATGGTGGTGATGTGACAATGCAATCAATGGAATTATCTTCCATCTCTCTCATGCCTTCAATACAATCTTTGTTGATAATCATACAAACAAATTTTGGTGAATGTGCCACAAAACATTGTAGCGATTGCTCAGCTTCTTTTTACCCTCACGCTGAAAGTGGAAGTAACTCTTACCCTCAGCATTTTTCAGGTGAATACCACCACGAAGAAAGACCCAACTAGCGTCCTTGATTTTATCACAAATTTCCTGATATGTCAACTCATATTCATCACCAGTCTTGGTGCTCTTGATAACAACTGAAGTGATATTACACCCGTTGCGAATAATCAAATCAATGATGTCTTCTTTTCTATCATCAAGAAATTGTTTAAAAGCAGCTACATATTGCTCATCAATTTGTTTAATCGTGCGACGATCTTTCCCGTTGTAGTTGTAACCCTCACTTCCACAGAAATGTGCAATAAATTCAGCAGCATCACCGCTGATGTTCAACATCTTGATAAAATGTTTTTGTGTGGTAAGGTGAACCTGTGTAGAAGATCCTGACATGTTCTTTATGCTCTTATTGTTGACACCATCAGTGCCATCAATTTTAGTGCGTGAACCACCAATTTGTGTCAGACCGTGAGCATCACAAACCTCCTTCTCTTTAATGTCAGAATACTCCTCTCGGATCTTGTAACCTTGTTCAGCAGTGAGGGGCATGAGTCATCTGTCAACATAGCCAATATACAGAAAAACCAACCCCTGTGAAGGGCTGGTGTGACACTTATTTACTGGCACATTAGCGGCGAACAACACTATCAAGCATCTCACCTTTCTCAAAGATGATGTCAACACAAGTCTGCAATGCTCGGGCAGTAGAAACACCAACCTGAGAATAAACAGGGACACAGCAGAAACCGAAAGACTTATCTTTTGCAAGACGCAGAACACGGCCAATAGATTGTGTCATCTCAATGGTGTCCATGTTACGCATGAAGATAACACCTTCAAGTTGTGAAATGTTGATACCCTCAGAAAGAATTGAACGGTGCAGGCAGACAAACTTCTTGTCTGATTGGCGTCCCCAAGCGTTCAGAGTGTTGAAGAACTCTTCACGAGATACTTTCCTACCATCAATGATTGCACCCGTCTTAGAGGTGATGTAGAGGTAAGAATAACCTCGATCAGAAAGTTGCTGAGCAAAATCTGTCTGGAACAGTGTGATCAACTGTTTGGTAGTTTTTGCACAAACTAGAACTTTATTGATTGAAAGCTCATCAATAGTAGAGAGAATGTTGTTGGATTCTAGGAAGGGTGTGATAGATTTACGATCAACTGTATCCATCTTAATCACCTTGACTTTAGGTGGCACAATGTAACCACCTTCAACCAACTCAGGTGCAGAAACTCGTGCAATGATTTGACCATAGACACGCTCATCATTCATGCCTGGTTTGTTGATAGTGACTGAAGTCTTACGAGTTGCAGTATAGAAATAGCAACGATCTGCTTTGTAACTAAAGTGCTCAGTTGCAGGAAAAAAGTTACGCTTCACACTGTTATGTGCTTCGTCAAAATAGATCGTATTGACCTCAATATCTGCTTCCATCACACGATGAAGAGAATTGTAGGTGGTGAAGATGATAACATTCTCACCAGCAGTGCGAGCAGTGTTAGCAAACATGTGGATCTTGTCTGCTTTAGTTGTAGAATAGTGATGAGTCTCACCACTATGAACGTGCATCACATGTGTGTGAGCAGTATCAATAATCTCCAGAAACTCACTGCAAAGCTGCTCAGCAAGAAGAATACGAGGAGCAACAACAACTGTTGTGGTGCCATTGTTGATAG